GTGCCACTGCTCTTGCCTAATTGAGGTGAATGGAACATGGCAGAAATCAAAACGCCTTACGGAACAGTGGTGGGGCTGATTCTTGATCCGAAAGAGAAAGAAGAGGCACAGGCACCCGAAAAGCCGAAACGCCCGGCCCGAAAGGCAAAACCCAATGAATAAAGATAAGGAGGCGGACAGCAAATGACAAGCGATGAAAAGCTTCTTAGTTTGAAGAAGCGCATTGAACCTGACACGGCTAGTGATGATTTGCTGTCCGAACTTATCGAGCAGGCAGGGGCGATTGTTCTCAATCGCCGCTTCCCGTTCGGTTATGACGAAGGCACTGAGGTTCCCGGTCAGTATGAGCGCATCCAGATTGCCATTGCGTTGGAGCTATATGCAAAGCGAGGCGCAGAAGCACAGACCGGCCACAGTGAAAACGGCATCAACCGAACCTATGAGGCAGGGGACGTTTCCCCTAGCCTGCTCAAGCAAATTATCCCAATGGTGGCGGGGGTGACAGTTCATGAGAACCCTTAAACGCAATATGCGCGAGGTGACCTATGAAAATGTGACCGCCACCGAACCTATTAAAGACGTATACGGAAACGATACGTTGGAAGTACGCAAATTGTACGCTGCTCCTGTAACTGTGCGCTGGAATATCAGTGCGGCTGTCGGTGAAGAAGCGAATGAAATATTTGGCGACTTGACCGATTACTCCAGGACAGTAACCCTATGCGGCGACTGTCCTGTTTTTGAGGGGGACAGGGTAACATTCGGCGGCAGGACATATACTGTCATCAAAATTGCGGATAGCCTCAACGGGTACCTGTTGGCGCTGCGTGAGGTGGTGAAACATGGCTAAAGAAATTACCATTGATCCACTAGATCGCAACAGCATTAACAGTGCCATTAAGGAGCTGCACAAGTACAAAGCCTGGGTGCATGCCAAAGAAAAGGAACTGCGCATCAGATTGGCTACCATGGGCGCTACAGTGGCTTCCATCCAGTTTGCCAGAGCCATTTACAACGGCGCAAACAATGTGACCGTGCGTGTGGATGATACCGGCAGCGTAGCTGTGATCTACGCTGAAGGCTCAGCGGTGGCATTCATCGAGTTTGGTTCCGGTGCCAAGTATGGCTATGGGCACCCTGAAGCCGGGAAGTTCGGCATGGGGCCGGGCACTTACCCAGACGGTAAGGGTAACTGGAACAAGCCAACAGGTTGGTGGTATGGGCACAACCAGCACAGCTTTGGTAATCCTCCGGCGATGGCCATGTACCAGGCAAGGGAGCTAATGGTGGAACAACTGACACAGATGGCAAGGCAGGTGTTTAGCGGATGATTGATGTAAGCCATGAAATTTTCACAGCAATAGCTACTCAAGTCCGTTCTGAGCACAACCCTGTAACGGTGATCGGTGAAAGCATTTCTGTTCCGGCTCAGTTCCCGTGTGTGGCCATTGATGAGGTTTATAACGTGCCGTCCCACTTGGACACCTCCAATCAGGAAGCCTATAACTCGGTGACATACCGTGTTCAGGTGTTCTGCACCGGGGATGACAAACGTGCGCAGGCACGGGCCATTTTCAAAACGGTGTCGGATGTGTGTTGGGATCTGAACCTGATGCGCAAGACCTATACGACGCTGCCGGATGTGTACAACAGCAGCATTTACCAGATAACCGCTACCTTTGAAGCGGACATACGACACGATGGAATGATTTTTAGGAGGTAATGAGTATGGCAATTTCGACATATCTTGCAACCCTGAAATGGGGCGAAACGGCTGATTCGGTGGCTAAGGTCATCGATATCAAGGATTTCCCGGATCTGATGGGTGAACCGAACATGCTGGAAACCACAACCCTTTCGGATGCGGCCCAAACGTTTATCCCGGGTATCAAGTCCATGGACTCCATGGCCTTTACCTATAACTATACGAAGGCTGATTTTGAGGCGGTCAAGGCGGATGAGGGTAAGCCCCTGTTCTATGAACTGGCTTTCTCCGATGGCAGTGCCTTTGTATGGCAGGGCAGCCACACAGCAACGCTGCCGGGTAAGGGAGTGGATGAGGTCATTGAGGCCGGTATTTCCATTGCACCGAGCACGTCGGTTGAGCTGAAGGCTTAACCATACACGAAGAACGGCAAGCGTGGGGATATTCCAAAGTGGAACAGGAGGGCGTGACGATGCTAATTAAGATTTTTGTCTTAGTTGCCAGCTTTTGCCTGATGGGGCTGGGCGTGTGGCTGTGTGTGGAAAACGAAACGCCGTGGTGGATAACTTTGTGGATCCCAGCAGTATTTGGCTTAGTGATTGCCAGTGAGGATAAGTGACAGGGGAGCTTCCGAGCTTAAGACAGCATAACTGTATGATGATGCAAGAGCACCAGTGATGACATTTCAAATTCACAAAAAACAGGAGGACAAAAAAATGAGTATTTTAAAAATCGCGTATAACGGCAAACAGTATGACCTGGGCTTTACCCGCAATGCGGTGGTAACGATGGAGCGCAACGGCTTCAATATTCATGAGATTGCCGATAAGCCCATGACCATGATCCCTATGTTCTGGGAGGGTGCCTTTATGGCCTATAACAAGGGCGTCAAGCGTAATGTCATGGACGAAATCTATCAGAACATCCGTGACAAGCAGGGCCTGATTGAGGCATTGACAGAGCTGTATGCAGAAACGCTGAACACGCTGACGGATGAACCTGATGAAGCAAAGGGAAACGCGACTTGGGAGATCGTGCGCTAACAGAGGGCGAGACGGTCTCCCCCAGAGCGATTTTCGATGAAGCGTTTCCGTACTATCTGGCCATTGGTATGACGTATGAACTGTTCTGGGATGGCAGGCCTGAGCTTGCCATCTCATACAGAAAAGCCGATGTGCTAAGGCAGCAGCGCACAAATAACGACGCCTGGCTGCAAGGTGCGTATTTTAGGCTGGCCGTAGCGTCCACACTGGATAAAAAGGCCAAGTATCCTAAAGCGCCGTTTGATTTGGGTGTACCGAATAAATCTGGTATGACCGCCAAGCAAGAAAAGGCCAAGGCAGCGTTCGAAACGTTTGCCCAGCGATTCAATCAAAAAATGCACTCCGATGCGACGCAAAGGGGTGATATGAGTGAGTACGCAGATAGATAGTCTTTCCATCAAGATAGAAAGCAGTTCCAAGGATGCCAGCTCGGCCATTGACCAGCTGACGAAATCTTTGCAGCAGCTGAAAAACGTGGGCGGACTGGCGAATATCGAAAAGAGCCTTAAAAAGATTGAGGAAGCTGTGAGCAAGGGTTTCAAGAAAATCCCTACCCACTTTACACAATCGGCTAAGGCAGCAGATACCTTTGCCAAGTCCGCCAATAACGCAGCAGCCAGCACAAAGAGCCTGGGCAGCTCACTCAGCGGTACGACATCCAATCTTATCAGCTTCATCGCCAATACGGCAGGTATCTACACCCTGGGTCAAGCCCTGGCAACAGCCTTGTCTGCTGCCCGTGAATGGGATGGTATCTCCGCTCGTTTCGCTGAGGGCTTTGGTGATCAGGTGGATGAAGCCTACGCCCATGTGCAAAAGCTGTCCAACGAACTGTACATCAATGACCAGGCGTTCATGCAGTACAGCTCTAACTTTGCCACTCTGGCACGAGGCTTTGGTGTTACGGAATCTGCTATTGCGGATATGTCACTGGGCTTGACACAGTTGGGTTATGACATCTATGCGAAAAACAATGACTTCTACACCTTTGAAGAAGCCATGAACGCTGTGCGATCTGCCATCGTGGGTGAAGTTGAGCCTATCCGTCGTGCCGGTATTTCTATCATGGAATCTACACTGAAAGAAACGGCTGCGGCCAACGGTATTACCACCAGCGTGGAAAACATGACTGAAGCACAAAAGGCATTGCTTCGCTATAAGGCCATGGTGGATCAAGCCTATGCATCCAGTACCGTAGGCACCTACATTCAGGAGCTGAACACGGTGGAAGGTTCTTCCCGTGCATTGGGCCAGCAGCTGAAAGGCCTGGCACAGACCATCGGTTCGGTGCTCATGCCGATTGTCGCAGCGGTTATGCCGTACATCCAGGCATTTGTAGCCCTGGTAACCATGGCCATTCGAGCCATTGGTAGTTTGTTTGGCATCAGTGTAAAAGCACCTACCTGGTCAAGTGGGATGAAATCTCTGTCTGACAGTGCAAGCAACGCTACCAAAGAAGTAGACAAAACCAAAGATGCCCTGGGCGGGGCAGGTAAAGCCGCCAAGAAGCTCAAGGATTATGTCATGGGTTTTGATGAACTGAACGTCATTAAACCCCAGGATAACTCCGGTGGCGGAGGAGGCGGTGGTGGTGGCGGTGGTATTGGTGATCTGGGACTGGATATCGACAGCCTGTGGACAGACGCCATGATTGAAGCCGCAACCATGAAGGCCGAAAAGATTGTGGAAGATGTGAAGAAGTTCCTGCAACCGCTGAAAGAAGCCATCCTGGATATTGACTTTCAGCCTCTTATCAAGAGCGCGAAACGCTTGTGGGAAGCGCTGAAACCTTTTGCTGCAACGGTAGGTCTTGGCCTGTACTGGTTCCTGGTGGAAGTGCTGGTGCCCCTGGCGGGCTACACCATTGAAAACATTATTCCGGCATTTCTTAATGCGCTGGCCGCAGCTCTTGAATGGGTGACGCCGCAGCTTCAGGAATTTGGCATGTGGCTGGTTGCGAATAAGGATCACATTGCCCAGGTGGCAGTGTATGTGGCAGCCTTCTTTGCGGCTTTCAAGGTTGCAACGGTGTTGAAAACCGTGGTTCCGACCATTACCACTTTCTTCGCTTCTCTCAAGGGGGCAACCGGAATTTTCGCAACCGTTAAGACCGCCATTGCAGGCCTCCTGGTGAGGGTGCAGGCGCTGATCATTGCCTTTAACGCAGGCGGTGGTGGACTGGGTGGTGCGCTGGCAGTTGTCAGAACCCTGTTTAGTTCCTTTGGAGCTGTACTGCTGAATGTGTTGAAAACCGTGTTCTCTCCCTTCACGGCGGCAGTCGTTGTCATTGCGTCTACAGCCATGGTGCTGGCGGCTAACTGGGACAAGGTGGTTGAGGTCTTTAAGGGCTTCATTGAAAAAATTGATCTTGCCGGTAAGTTTGAGGCCATTAAAACAGCCTTGGATCCGCTGATGGAAAAGCTGGCCGGAATGCAAGATCTGTTCACGGTGATTGGCACCATCGGTGCTGCGGTTTTAGCGGCTGCCATGGGGCTGGTGGGTGGTGCCTTCAACATGGTCGTTTCCATGATCGCGCCGCTGATTGACGCTATTGGCGGGGTCATCGACATACTGGCGGGGCTTGGCTCGTTTATCGTTTCGGTATTTACCGGCGATTGGCAGAAAGCCTGGGAGTCCATTCAACTCATTTGGGATGGCATCGTAGGATTGTTTGGCGGTTTGTGGGATGCTGTCGTTGCAGGCATCACGGCTTTTGTGGAAGGTGTGGTTAGCTGGTTCACCAGCCTGTGGGATACATTGGTGGGTCACAGTATCGTGCCCGATACCATCAACGCAATTGTCGAATGGTTCCTGTCCCTGCCGGGTTTAATCTTGGGTGCCATTGAAGAATTCGTGAACTCCGTTATCGCATTCTTCTCCTCTCTGTGGACAGATATTACTCTGGCTTGGGAGGGGGCAAGCGACTGGTTTGGTACATTGTTCTCAAATGCCTGGACTGCTATTGAAACGGCCTGGGCTTCGGTTCAGACCTGGTTTTCAGATTTGTGGGCCAATATCAGCGCAGTTTGGGAGCTAGTCCGCACCTGGTTCGGTACGCTGTTCACGGATGCATGGACGAGCATTACCAACGCTTGGGCTGATGTGGTGAACTGGTTTACCTCTAGGTGGGAATCCATCAAAACCGCTTTCTCTGCGGTACCTTCCTGGTTCAATGAACAGTTTACCAACGCCTGGACGAATATCCAGAATGCGTTCTCCAGCATTGGCACCTGGTTTTCGAACAAGTGGATCGCGGTTAAAGGCGTCTTCGCAGTTGTGCCGACCTGGTTTAACACGCAGTTTTCCAATGCGTGGACGAACATCCAGAATGTTTTCTCCGGCTGGGTGAAGTTCTTCTCCGACCTGTGGGAAAACATCAAGAAAACCTTTACCAACCTGGGAACGCAATTGGGTGACTCCGTAGGCTCTGCCCTGAAATCCGGCGTCAACAGTGTTCTGACCTGGATCGAAAACCAAATCAATAATGTCATTGGCATTATTAACGGTGCCATACGTACCGTCAACAAGTGGACGGGCGCGGGCATCGGTGAGGTTAAAAAGGTTGAAATTGCGAAGTTCGCTACCGGTGGTTTCCCGGAAGCCGGCCAGATGTTCATTGCCCGTGAGGCAGGGGCTGAAATGGTCGGTTCTCTGAATGGACGCACAGCCGTAGCCAACAATGACCAGATTGTAGAAGGTATTTCTCAGGGTGTATATGCCGCTGTGGTGGCAGCTATGTCCGAAAGCAGCGGCGGCAGCGCCAACGTAAATGTTTACCTGGATGGTAAGCAGATCACGGCAGCTGTTGAAAAGCGCCAGCGTGAACGGGGCGCAACGATTATGACAGGGGGTGTGACATTTGGCTATTGATCATCTTGTGACCGTTGCCGGGGTTGCACTCCCGGAGCCTTCCACATACAGCGGGAATACCTCTACACTGGTGGATTCAGCCCGTAATGTGGAAGGCATCATGATAGGTTCCGTCATAAGAGATGACGTGGCAAAGGTAGAACTGCAATGGCGGTACTTGACCGTTCAGCAGTGGGCCAGCATTAACCGATTGTTCAAGCAGTCAGCCGGTGGCTCATTCATCAATTCCGTGACATTCTTTGATCAGGCAGCAGGAACTTATGT